CGATTATGCTAACAGATCTCTTAAAGGAATACTTCTGTTAACAAGAACTAGTAGTTCTTATAATCAAAGTGGCAAAGTTCATGTGTCTGTGGATGATGCTGGAGGTGATAGTGGATTTGATTATACTGATTTGGAAGTAGGACCATCACAAGGAACTTTATACAATAGTTTTTCTGTTGCTGGTAGTGGTGGTAGTGCTCAATTAGGGAATCAAGGTCAAGGAGGAAATCCCGGCACTGATATATTGGGTAGTAAGTTTTCTTTAATAACTTGACAAGACTCTGAAAACCCTGTAGACTACCTTTGTCTAGGTTGGAGATGATACTTTAAGACAGTTTAAGAACCGTCCACCAGGTCGCACTGGGGACGGTTTTCTGCTATAATATATTCATACCGAACAGGAGAGCACTTGACCATCACCTTGCGACCCCATCAGAAGGAAGCAGTCAATGCGATGTGGGACAACAACAAAGGTCAGGTCATCATCCCTACTGGTGGTGGCAAGACCATTTGTATGATCGAAGATGCCATTACTAACATGGAACTGATCAACAACGGTCAGACATTTGTTGTTGTAGCACCACGTATTCTGCTTGCCGAACAACTTTGCAGTGAGTTTCTTGAGTTGATTGATACAACTCATACTCATATTCTACATGTTCATAGTGGTGAGACTTCACACTTCTCCACAACAAAGGCAGAAAAAATCAGTTTGTTTGTAAATACTGCTAGGACTGCTGGTGAGAATGTTATTATCTTCACCACATATCATTCCTTACATCGTATTCAAGAAGCCGATGTCGAAGTCAACACGATTTATTTCGATGAAGCGCATAACTCTGTCCAACGCAATTTCTTCCCTCCCACAGAGCATTTTGCTGCTGATGCTGACAGGTGCTATTTCTTCACTGCTACTCCTAAGCATTCTGTTACTGTTTTCAAACCAGGCATGAATGATGCTGAGGTTTATGGTAATGTTATTTGTAATGTTCCTGCTCCCAAACTTGTGGAAGAGGGTTATATCCTGCCACCTAAGGTTGTTGTAAAGCAACTGGACATGGTACAGGATAGACAGTTGATCGCTGACCGTGATTGTCAGAATCTGATTGATACTATTGATGAGAACTCACTTGATAAGATTCTCATTTGTGCCCGTTCTACAAAGCAGATTGTCAAGTTGCTTGCCGAATCTGACTTCCGCAATGAACTGCTGGAACGTGGATACTCCTGCATGTATATCACCAGCAAGACTGGTGCTATCATCGATGGACAGAAAGTGAATCGTGAAGTATTCTTTGACACCCTTAATACTTGGGGCAGAGATCCTAACAAAAAGTTTGTTGTTCTTCATCACTCTATTCTTTCTGAGGGTATCAACGTCAGTGGACTTGAGGCGGTGTTGTTTATGAGAAACATGGACTACATCGGAATCAGTCAGTCAATCGGTCGTGTGATCCGTCTGGGAGGGTCTGAGAAGACCTTCGGACTGGTCTGTGTGCCAGTCTTTGACAAGGTGGGTATCAGCACTGCCAAGTCCGTTCAGGCAGTCGTTGACACCGTATTTGAGCAGGGTGAACCTGCCATCTCCGTCATTCGTCGTTGAGGTTATTATGAAAGGTTGGACTCGTTGTTGGGATGGAAAAGAAATTCTCAAAGGTTCTTGGGAATTATGTCAAACAAAACAGTGGAAAGATTTTAGAAGATATATGTGGAATGAAATTATTATTCCGATGGAAATTTATGGTGAAATAGAAGTAAAGTGTGGTTATTGTGGATGGAAAGGACCAAGAGCAAAGGACACATACTTTTGTTTAGACCATGTTGTTCCTTACACTGAAGCACCGGAAAGATGGAATGATTTAAGTAACATCTTAATTGCATGTAATCACTGCAATAAGAAAAAGGGAAATCTATCTCTAAAAGAATTTTTGGAGACCACTCACTAAACTGTCCACTCTGCCCCTGACTCTGCCCCACTCTGCCCTATAATACAAAGGTAATCAAAGGAACACCATGAAAGTCAAAGTTCAACTCTACGTTGCTGGTAATGTGTTTGATGAAATCGTGCAAGCACGGGATTATGAAGATGCTAAAAAAACTGCACTTGCACGTAATCCTACAGCAACAGTTGTGAGTGTTACTGCTGTCTTCTAATGCCTAAGTTTCAGAAACCTTACGTTCATAATCAGAGTCTCCTGAATCCAAAACCAGGAGATCCTGATGGTTTTGTATCTAATGATGGTATGTGGGCTGCTATCCCATGGGCAGGAAAGAAGAAAGGATTCTGTATCATATATAATGGTAATCAAGTGCACTCTGTAAACACGTATAGACAAGCACTTACATATATTAAAAATCAATCTAAAATTAAAAAGAAAACCACTTCAACCTTGGAGCAATTCCTATGAGTGTCAAGCAACAAAAACGTCGTGATGCGTTCGGTTTATTCTACGAAAGTGTTCTAAAACCTGATCATCAATTGCGTCAATGTGCTCACAATCAGGAATGTTATAATGAATTGATGGAGTGGAGGGAGGATATTCTCAAATATCTCAAAGAACGTAGATCTAAAGAGTTTAGTAAATAATATTTCAAAAATAAATAATGATAACAAAACATAACTTTATGTTATCAACAAAATATAGACTTCGATTGGAGTTCATCTGTAAATGTATTGCAAACGGAGAAGAAGTCAAACTTGATGATATGGTATGGGCACAAAAACTTGCTAAGGCAAATACAACAGCAAATGAAATGTTGAAGAAGGCAAGAAGACAATCTGCTCAGGATATTCAAGAAGGTAGTATGGATGATTTTATGAATAGGATGGGTTTAGGAGATCCCGATCCATCCAATTATAAAACGGGATTTGATGGTGCAGAAGATATAAGTGATTGGTTTATTCGTGATAAACCTGATGATTGGCGTCAAAGAGATTAAGGAGAAAACAAATGGGTCCAATAGTTCTATACAGCAACGGTAATCAAGAGTGTGAACGTGCCAGAACACTTCTGGAAACTCTGAATATTCAGATACAAGAATACAAACTTGGCAATCATTTTACAGAGAGATCATTTGTTTCTGAATTTGGTAAAGAAGCAGAATATCCACAGGTTGCCATTGGTTATAAGCACATTGGTGGATTAAAAGATACACTACACTACTTTCAAGAGAATAACCTACTATGAACCCAGTAATCCTTATTGCTTGTTTTTCTCCTATTGCAGTAATTTGGATTGTGATGAAACTCTCATTATGGATTGCGGCTGTTAACGACGAAAAGAATTATGTCAGAGCAGAATCCAAAAAACCACACGGACCATATGTGGAAAACCCATATGCAGACGTTGATGAGGAGGAAGAAGAATTTACAAGTCGCACAGATTATCGATGATGCACTTTATCAGTATTATGTGGTAGAACGTGGTGAAAAAGTCCCTAATTGGAGATACATAAAAGATGCTGATTGGTGGATAGAATATCTTAATAGTTTGGGACTTGACCCCCGAAACCCATAATGCTATAGTACCATCACAGAAAGTGTGGAGGAGTAATGAATGATTAGTCCAATGAGTTATGTTAAAAACACACGAAAAACTTATAGTAAACAATATGAGCAAATAATTACTGAAGTTCAGGTAAGGTTTGCTGATGAAAATCCTACATGGATCCCATATGAAACTCTACTTGCAATGCAGAAGATCAATGAAAAAGAATGACACCGTAAAATACATCGGATGCACCAAGGAGCAGATATTATGGGGAAACAATGATGACCCTAGAAATTTACTGTTCATTGGTGAAAAATATATGATTGAGAAAGTGGATGTTCACCGACAACATACAAAGGTCAAACTTTATGGTAAGATGGGATGGTATAACTCAGTCTGCTTTGAGATAATTGCAACTGAGGTAAATAACTATTCCAAATACAATAGAGGCATGGACCCATCCGACATACAGTTAGAAAGCACCGCAAAGATGTTTGAGTATGAAAAGTTATCACGGGAAATAGAAAACTGTGATGACATGGATACTCTCAAAGTTATGTGCCGTGCATTCATTAAACTCTACTTGAAGCATCAAGAAACAACCACAAACATGCTCAGAAACACCTAAAATGAAAACTATTGAACGTGATGATCCTCTCTATTTTACAGAGACTTCTAGTGAATCTTATGATAGACATCAGTACAAAGTTGTAGGCAAACAGGGTAAAACTGTTATCCTAGATTCGTGGCAGGAAGCACAAGAACTATGGTGGAATAGTGCTCCAATCCTGTCACATATTGAAGTGCTAGATAGAAAGGAAACCGGAGGATTTGCAAATGGTTAATGACTTCTTGGATAACCTAGGAGCACAACAGTATGAAAAATTGATTAAAACAAATGCCCGTAAAGAAGAAGACTACTACAACTCGCAAAGCGAAGGCAAAGAATACGACCAAGAGGAAGATTCTACCACCTGAAGAACTTCATCCATTTTCATCATTCCCTTATCGTTTAGAATATAAAGATGGAACAGACAACAGAATCTGCCACTTTGAGTGCGAAGAGCACAGAAACAAACATATCAAACGATACAACCTCCGTAAAGGATCATACTTTACCGACACCCTTACCTAATGTTCTGAGTTTGGTCTTGCTTTTCCTATCAGTCTTTGGTATAATCTATGCAGGATACATTCACGGACATATGAACATCTCTGCCGTTTTTAAGAATCTACAATGACTAAAAAATCAAAAAAGAACTCAAAAGGAGATACTTTTGAATGGGAGGAAACAGAAGAGGTCCGTAAAGCAGTGGAAAGACTGCACAAAACTATCCGAGAACTTGAGTCTCAAGCACCTGATTATGGAGTAGGAAAATGAAAAACATTCATGATGAAAGATTGACCTTTGATGATATGGAACTTCTTCAATTGGAGTTCTATGTAAATGAAATGGAGAAAAACTGTTCGATGGGTGGAGAAATCCGTCGTCATAAATCCATCTATACTAAAATCAAAAAAGAACAGTCACGACTTAACCTTATCAAACTTGAAAAAATTGCACTTGGAGAATGAAACTACTAACACTTGAAGACTATCAAAAAGCAGGAGAAACATTCTGGCCTAAGTATTGGTATGTTGCCAAAGAACTTGGTGAGGGTGCAAAACCTGAAGATATTATCAAAGTAATGGAAGCAGTCGGTGGTGTGGCACTGAAACTTGCATTAGATGATAAAGATGGTCCATTTGGATTCAACAAAAAGAAAGAGGATGATGATGATTCAGACAGCAACTGATGAAGTAATTGTGCCAGAAGGTGCAGAACTATTTGATGAATGTTTCTATGTTTGGGAGACACGATTCGGACTATTCTCTTCAATGACTACAAAAGGTCGTCAGATGTTGACAGGTGCCGTCAGAGATAATGTTGTTATGATGACACGATGGCATCTAAAGTGTGAACAAGAAGGTTGGCCTGAAGGTAGTGTTCGTGTTGTAAGTAGTGGTGGTTCTAGGGTAGATCTCTGATGTACGAAGAACTTAATTGCTTCGAAGAGGCACTCAAACATTTTGGAACTAGGGTTGAGTTTGTAATTGCCATGGAAATGGGAAGAAAAATCTCTCCGGAGGACTCCTATCAAATGATCAAGAATGAACTTAAAGAACTAAAAAA